CTCATGAAACAATTTACCATTATTTACTATCTTAACACACTTATTTATTATTTTATCATAAGTGTCAGCGTTGTAACCACCGTGTTTTATATCGCGTTCTCTAACTCCTGCCATAGAAGCTATAATACGATCTCTCCATTGACCAAACGGCATCTCCGTATCAATATATAATACAGGTATTCTCTCAAAATAAGCTACATGTGCCGCAATGTTGGAAAGAAACGCACTTTTACCAACCTTTAATCTGGCTGATATTATATTTAAAGTACCTGGGACTAACCCATCAATTTGAAAATCTAAAATAGGAAAACCAGTAGAAATACCCATTTGTTTAACCTCATTTATCTTACGCTCCTCAATCATTTCGCTCAGACCTTCAGCTAAATCTATTGGTTCTTTTATAGCTTTGCTTTCTGTTGACAAATCTAACACGTTTGTCTCTACCGCACCAATTAAATCAGCGCTTGTCTTTCCATCTTTTGCGTTGCTGTCAATTAATTTTATATTTTCTTGTAACGCAGTATATAATTTAAATTTGGTACTCGCTTCTAAAACTGTCTGAAAATAGATATCAAAGTTATCATTAGAAACACCCATCTCTGTGATTGATCTTAAATAATCTATACCGCCAATACTTTTTAGTGTGCCTCCCTCTTGAGCAGTGTTTATCAACATCGGCAAGTCAAACGACTTGACGCCTTGTTGGGCTAAACAACCTAATAATGTAAAAATAACACCATGATCTGAATATAAAAAATCACTGTGAGATAATTTATGAACCAAATCATAATATTTATCTATGTCTTTTAAACAATATGATAATAAAGCTCTTTCATCTGTTGGCTTACAAAATAATTCTTTTTGTTCTTCACGAGTCATTATCTACTATACCTTTCTTTTCTTAATGTATATAATTCATTATCACGTCTGGTTAATTCTCGTTTAAATGCTGCTATCAATTCGATAACAGCCTTATCTATCCCCTCTACCTTTATTAACTCTTGTTTCAATCTAATTGCTTTATCTCTTATTATAGATGATTCTGTATTTGTTCTTATCAAATAGTCTCTAGCGGCCGTCTGAGTTTTGTACTCTTTTAAAACTTGAGGTGTCATCCATGTAGCTACAAGAAACTCAATATCACTATTTAGCTGGCTAATTTCGGCCTTTGTTTCATTAACTTGTGCTCTATAATAAATTAACCATTGACCTAGTGCTATTGTATATTTACTTATGGTTGCTTCAGGTACACTATCGGCATTCTTTACATCAAAAGACCAAATCTCATCAATTAAATCTTTATTTGGATTTACTTTAGTAAAAGACAGAACTCCCTTATCCATTTAAATATCTCCCTATGAAACTTTATCATCCTCTAAACGTTCTTTAAGTGGTCGCAAATCCCACATACCAGTACAAAAAAGTTGATGTTCTAATACCTCACCAGTGACTGGGTTTACGATTGGTAAATAATGAGCCTCCATTGGTATGGGCTTACCGCCTGATAGATCTACTTGCCGGCAATTTAAACTTAAATTACAATATTTACACTCACGCATAATGGTACCATCACTTAAACAAATGAAATCATCACACTGCTTATTATAATTCACAGAATCCGGCGTTCTTCCATCAACTCTTTCTGAATTTGGTATACTTATTAATATATTATTCATACTTTAATACACTTTCCTTTACCTTCATTTTCAATTTTTTTAAACGATATTCTTGTTCTTTAGTCATAGGAATCCATTTTTCATACCGATCTCCACATTTATCAATAGCAAACACAGGTTCGCAATTAAATGTATGACCACAGTTAGCACAACTCCAAAAAAACTTTTCTAGACCCACCTCTTTTAAGTATAATCCGGCGTTTCTCCAAGCAGAGTATGAAGCTACTTGAGCGATGGCTTGGCACAATCCCATTAATTCTTCTAAATTAGATTCATTAAAATATTTAGTAATTTGCTCTTTATCCTCTTCTGTTAATTTATAATACATACCACTATGAATCTTTTCTGACATATCCCATCCCCCTATTCATAAAAACATCCATTATCTAAAACTTTAGTTATTTTCTCCATAATTAACTCACCGGTTATATCTTCATCATAATTAAATCTTATAAGACACTTATCGTTTTCCTGAACATATTGTATTTTTAAATTATCACGGTATTTTTGTTTAAGAAATGTTTCCTTATCACCATGAAAATGTTTTACAAATTTTGAATGTTGAGCCCCCTGGATTTCAAATAGGCATTTCAGCTCTTTCACATAAAAATCAAAAAACAAACGGGTGCCTTTAAAGTTCACATAAATTTCTTTAACAACCCTTTTTCCCAGTCTATCTGGAAACATTTTGGTTAAAATATCACCAGTTTTATCTGCTATGGCGCTCATAAAGTTCCTTTAGCCCGACCATATCAATGACTTTGTTTCTAATTTCATTGTAAATTTCATCATTTTCTTTAAGAAAAATAGAAGCATTTAATTCACCTTGAGCTATATTGTCATCATTATATTTATACCACGCCCCTGTCTTATCAATGACTCCCAAGTCAGTAGCCATATCCAAAACTTCCCAATGAAAATCATAACCACTTCCGTAAATTAAATTAATAGATGATTTTTTAAAAGGCGGTGCTAGTTTATTTTTAGTAATTTCAAATATAGTGTTATGACCAATTACTTCACCTGTAATGGGGTCAGGAATTCTACGTTTCCTTGATTCTGGCCCTCTGATAGATATTCTGCCGGTTGTATAAAAACCTAAAGCTTCTCCGCCAGTAGTAATCTCTGGGTTACCGTATGTACCAATCTTATTTCTAAGCTGATTAATAAAAATTAACAAACAACCTGAACGGTTGGCTATAGGTGTCAATCTTCGCAAAGCTTTACTCATAAGTCTAGCGAGTAGTGCAATAAAATCATTACCTATCTCCGCTTCTGCTTCAGCACTTGGTATAAGAGAACTTACACTATCAACTACCGCTACCTTATAAGAACCAGATTGAACTAACATTTCCAATACATCTAAATTTTCTTCTCCATTAAACCCCTGTACAAGATCTAATTCTTTAATATTTACACCATAATTTTTGAATAGTACCGGGTCAACAGCGTGTTCAGCATCAACATAGCAACACTTTAAACCACGTTTCTGAGCTTGTATAACAACGTTTGCTGCCAATGTAGACTTACCCCCACTGTTCGGACCGAAGATCTCATATACGCGACCTAGGGCCATTCCACCACGACCTAAAGCTAAGTCTAGGCTTAATGATCCAGTAGAAACAGTCGGTATAACCATATCCTCATGATCACTAAGCTTACTAATAACATGTCCATACTTTTTTGTGATAGCTTTCTTTATTATGTCTAAATTATCAATCTTAGTTTCTTTATTTGGTTTTACTATCTTCTTTTTTGCCATATTTTTTTTCCTCTTGTTGTTTTAAAACAGTATTAAGTACATCATCAGACCATCCTATATCTTCCTTGTTGTATCTCAATAACATTTCATCTATTTTTTTTTCAAGCCTTAATTCTTTATATTTCTCAATTTTTTCATTCAATATTTTTATTGATAATTCTGTAACCCAACTCATTTTTTGTTGGCCAAATACCCCGAATGTCAATGGAATATTAAACTTAAATCTATCTATATTTTTAAAAACAGTTTGTATAATAGAAGCACAATGATCCATCGCTGCTTGTTTAGACAAACCATCCGTATGTTGTATAGACTCTACAAAATACTTAGCTATTCTAAGATCTTGTTTTTCATTTTTATATACTATAGTATCCTTATCATTATGTTTGGACAAAAGCACATAGAACAAAGCAATTAAATCGGTTAATTTTTTAATTTTATAAGGACACAAAAGAGGTTCTTTTACACTGTATCCTTTATACTTTAAATAATCAACGCATGCATCTTCTAAACCCACAGATTCTGAGCCAAACAAAGTTTCTTGTTGAGTCTCTGATAATCCTTCTTCAATATTATGAAGAATTTTCTCAATATCTTTTTTCATAATTATCTTCTTCTGATAGGAGTAATTAATGCTTTTTGGTCTTTAAAATTTTCTGAATCAAAAAGCAACACACCTTTATCATCAGAAAAACTAATCGTAATTTGATCATCATCAATTACATTAATTGTTTGTTCCATAAATTTACCATTCACATCAATATTAAACTCGTTTTCAAAGTTAACCTCAGCACTATAATCAAATGTACCACCATCATGTAAAAAAGCCATCTTCTTATCTTTTAATGAGAATGTTACTCTATAATTATCTTCAGAATTTAAATTACCAACAAACGACTGTAAACCAATCATTAACATTTTTTTATCTAACACAATTGAATTGGTTGAAGATTCCAAAATAGTTTTATAACTTGGAAAATCATGGCCTATAATTGTTTTGCCCCAAAAATAAACGTTATCAAACGACACTTTCGCTTCGTTTTTATCAAATTCAAAAGCAATATTTGTATCTTCACCCAAAGCTCTACGTAGTCCCATAATAAAATCATATTTCAAAAGAAAATCACCATCTTTTAAATCACTAATATTTTTAACTTTATATTCAGATAAAGTTAGTCCATTAGTCCCAACAAAATAAATAAATTCTTTATCAAAATTAATATTCATTCCTTGAAGAAATGGTCTGGTTTCACTTGGGTTTATTGCATATAACACTTTGTTTGTAGCGGTTTTAAAAATGTTAGAGTTTAAAACAAAATTGGGTTTGTTGAATGGATT